TTCAGATTTAGTAATAACATCAACTTCAGAGACTAACGAAGTTGGAATCAGTACTCCGGTTGCTGGTGTAACTGGTGTTGCTGGAACTGATACTTCATTCTTCACCTTAGAGGCTTTGGGTGATGGTCCTGCATTTAATAATACTGGTTCTATTGGTGCTACAAATAATATTTTAACACAATTGACGAGTTCTGCTGCTACAAACGATCATTGGACTTCCGGAAGTTTTGGTGGAAGAGCTACTAATTATCGTTGGGAAATATCTCAAAGAAATACAAATAAAGGTACATTTACATTATTAATTCGTGCAGGTAATGATTCTCACAATTCTAAACAAGTAATTGAAACATATACTAATTTGTCACTTGATAATGAAAGTCCAGATTACATTTTAAAAAGAATTGGTAATTATAAAGAAGAACTTTATGCTGAAGATGGTGTGGTTTATCTTAGAGATGAGGCTGATTCTGAATTTCCAAATAAATCTAAGTATGTTAGAGTTAAAGCTCTTAATGTAAAAACACCAAATTATTTAGATAATGCTGGAAATATAACACAAGAATATTCAGATAATCCAAGTAGTTTTCTTCCGGCATTGGGAAGTGGAAGTTATGATGGTGCTTTTGGTGATGTAAAAGGTGGTACTAAACAAACTGCTGGTGATTTTGGAGATTCTATAGAACATCCATTTAAATTTTATGATAATATAACTAATACTAATGTACAAGGTGTGAAGATGGTTGATTCAGCTGTTAAACCATCTGGTGCTTCTGTTGGTGGTGGATATGGTGCTGCTATTAGTTTATTGAAAAATAAAGATCAGTATGATTTTAATTTATTATTTTTACCTGGAATAATCGATCAATTGGGTGCTCATCATAATGGAATTATAGGTGATGCTATTCAACTTTGTGAAGATAGAGGTGATTGTTTCTTAGTTTATGACAACACTTCAAAAACATCTACTGTAGCTACTGCTAAAACAAATACAGAGGCTCGTAATTCAAGTTACGCTGCTACATACTTTCCTTGGGTACAGATTCAAGATGCATCTTTAGGTGTTTATCGATATGTTCCGCCTTCAGTTGTTATGGCTGGTGTTTATCATTTTAATGATGTGATTGGACAACCTTGGTTCGCTCCTGCTGGATTGAATAGAGGTGGTATTGATAGTGCAGTTCAGGCATATAAGAAATTAAGTCAAAGTCAACGAGATGACTTGTATGACTCAAATATGAATCCGATTGCTACATTTCCAGGACAAGGTGTTACGGCTTTTGGACAAAAGACAACACAGAAGAAAGCAAGTGCTTTGGATCGAGTAAATGTTCGTAGATTATTGATTGATGTTAAGAAATTTGTTGCTAGATCTTCAAAATCATTGGTATTTGAACAAAATACAACAGATTTAAGGAATCAATTTTTGAATGTTGTTAATCCGTATATGGAACAAGTACAGGCAAATAGTGGATTAAATGCTTTCAGAGTTATTATGGACGATACAAATAATACACCAGATACTATTGATAGAAATATGTTGATTGGGCAGATATTCTTACAACCAACAAAAACTGCTGAGTTTATTGTGCTGGATTTCGTTGTACAACCAACTGGTGCAGAATTTCCAGAGTAAAAAATTAGAAATTTGATATTTATTATTATATGGAGAAATTAAGTGGCTAACACATTATTAGAAGCGAGTAAAGTATTTTACACACCATATGAACCGAAGCTAAAAAATCGGTTTATCATGGAAATAGGTGGAATCCCCGCTTTTATGGTAAAAACGACTCAAAGACCTCAGATTACTTTTGACGAAGTACCTTTGGAACACATGAATATTACTAAGTATGTTAAAGGTAAAGGTCGTTGGCAAACTCTACAGATTACGATGTATGATCCAATTGTTCCATCGGCTTCTGCTGCAGTAATTGAATGGGTTAGATTACATCATGAATCTGCTACTGGTCGTGATGGATATCAAGATTTTTATAAGAAGAATATTACAATGCAAGTATTAGGACCTGTTGGTGACATTGTAGAGAAATGGACACTTTATGGTTCTTGGATTCAAGATGCTACATTTGGGGATTTAGACTTTTCCGCATCTGAAGCAGTTGAAATTACACTAACACTGCGTTATGATTACGCAATACTGGAATTCTAAATGGTTGAATGGCTATCAGAAAATTGGGAATGGTGTCTGCTTGGTTTTTATACGTTAGAAAAGATTGTTAAATTATCGCCTTCAAAGCAAGATGATATTATCTTTGATACTATAATTACACCAATTTGGCAGGCTGTTGTCTCAATGGTATCGAAAAAGAAATAGTTTATTAAGTAAACAAGAGGTTAAAGGTTATGACAGAGAATAAATTTCCTACTGAAATAATAGATTTACCATCACAAGGCAAGGTGTATTCAAAAGACTCACCAGTAGCCAATGGAAAATTGGAATTAAAATATATGACCACACGAGAAGAAGACATATTGATGTCTGAAAATCTCATTAAGAAGGGTGTAGTTATTGATAAGTTATTAGATAGTTTAATTGTTACTAAAGGAGTTAGTCAAAAAGATTTAGTTTTGGGTGATAAGAATGCTGTATTGGTTGCAGCCCGTATATTGGCTTATGGACCAGAATATATAGTAGAAATAGGAAATCCAAATGATGTTGATGAAAAAATAGAATATACATTTGATTTATCTAAATGTCCATTTAAAGAATTATCTGAAAATGTTGATTATTCAAATAATTCATTTGAATATACTACACCAGTAGGAAAAACAGATATTAAATTTAGATTGTTGACTGGTAAAGAAGAGGGCATGATTTTAAAAGATTTAGAACAATCTAAAAAAGTTGGATATAGCACAGATATATCTACTAGATTAAGATATACAATTACAGAAGTTGATGGAGATTCAAAACAAGAAACTATTAATGAATTTTCACAGAATATGTTGGCTAGAGATTCGGCCGCATTTAGAAATTATATTAGTGATATATCACCCGATATTGATTTGACATCGGAAGTCGAAATGGGAGGTCAAACAGTTAGCGTGTCAATTCCGCTGACTGTAGAGTTTTTTTGGCCAAAGTCCATCCGATAAATTAAATTTACATAAAAACCTTTTTTACTTTATACATTCCAATCCTGGCTTTACATATAATGATTTATATAGTATGCCAGTCCATTTGAGAAATTTTTATTTCAAAGAACATACTGAATTTGTTAAAAAACAGAATGATGAAATAAAAAAATCTAATCAAAAAGAACAACCTACTATTCCACGGCGATTCAATCCAAAGAAATAATCCTTTTTGAATATTTATTAATATATTAAGGAATCAAATTAATGGCTAATGAATCACAAAAAGAATTAAAAAAATTACTTAGAGAGATTCAAGACGATCAGTTAAAAATTACAGAAAATCAAGCACGCTATAATAATCAAGGTAAATTGGGTGTAGAGGCTTCAAAGGAATTAGTTAAATTAAAGAAAAGAGAAGCAGATTTAGAAGATTATATTGCTAGTGTAAAAGAAAAGCAGGCGGCTACATCTGATGATATAGGGTTATCATTAGTTCAACAATTTAAAACTGCTAAACTTATTGCTGGGGCAGATAAAGCTCGAACAAATTTACTGAAAAAACAACAAACATCATTAGGTGATATAGCAGCTCAATTAGTAAAAGGAAATGTTGCTGAATCATTAGCTTTACTTACTGGAAGAAAGGTATTACAAGCCACCAAAGAAAGAGTTGATTTGCATGACGATTTACAGGCTGGTCGAAAAGAAATGGCAGGTTTTGATCAATTGAGTGGTGTACAACAATTAAAGCTGAGGGAATTGTTGAAGGGTGTGAATGATGGTTTGTATCAAAAAGCGGATATTCAGGCTCAAATTAATGAAATTGAAGATGAGAACGGAAGAAAGATTGAAGGTCTTGGTCAGGCACATTTTGATCTGCTTGAAGCGGTTGAAAAGGAAGCACTTGCTCAAAGCGAAGTGACGGAGAAGATGTTGGCCTTCAATAAAGCATTAGGGCTAGCAACTTTAGGTTTTGCACCAATAATTGCAATGCTTATTTCTTTTAGTGGTACAGTAGATGAAATTGGAAAGAAATTTGGTAGTTTAGTTGGATATAGTGATAATTTTAAAGATAATTTATTAGAATCGCAAGTAGAAGTAAGTAAAATTGGTGGTAGTATAGAGGATGTTGCTTCTATAACAAGTACATTGGCTTCAGATTTTGGAGTTACTTTGCATGAGGCTTCCAAATTATCTGCTACAATATTTGATACAAGTAAAGCAATCGGCTTATCAACTGATGAGGCTGCAAAGTTAATCGGTAATTTCATGCAACTTAGTAATCTCACTTCAGATGAAGCAGAATATTTGGCAGAGAGTACTTTTCAATTAGCTAGACAAAGTGGAGTTGCTCCATCTGTTGTAATGCAAGATATAGCTGGTTCTACCGAAGCTATTGCTAAGTTTACAAAGGATGGTGGTAATAATATTGCTGAAGCTGCTGTGCAGGCTAGAAGGATGGGATTATCATTAGATACTGCTGCAAAAATTGCTGAAGGTTTATTGGATTTCGAAAGTTCTGTAGCTGCTGAAGTGGAAGCTTCGGTATTGTTGGGTAGGGAATTAAATTATCAAAAAGCTAGGGAATTGGCACTTAGTAATGATATTGCTGGTGCTACTAGAGAAATAGTAAGCCAATTGGGTTCAGAGGAAGAATTTAATAATTTAAATTTAATACAAAGAGAAGCATTGGCTAAGTCTATTGGAGTTAGTTCCGCAGAGTTAGCTAAGATGGTTGATCAAACAGAGAAGTTGACATTAGCTGGTGCTTTAGCTACAAATAGTTTTGGAGATTTATTAGGAGAGGAAGGACTTTCTAATTTAGCCGTTTTGACTGGTCAAATAAAATCACTTGGTGTTGAACTTACAAATACATTTGGTCCTATTTTAAATAGTATTATTCCAATAGTGACATCAGTATTTGGTGTGTTTAATGATTTAGTGGGTGCTTTAGATGAAATGGGTTGGTTGTTACCAATGGTGGGTGCTGCTCTCGGATTTTTGGCTGGAAAGTTAATCATAGCTGCTAAAGCCGCTTTTACAGAGGCTTATGTGAAAGGAGTAGGATCACTAATTGCTGCACTCAAACATCCAGCACTCTGGATCCCTGCTATAATCGGTTTTGGTGGTATGATGGCAGCACAAGCAGCGAAGGCAAAATCTTTTCATAACTTGGGTGAGACATCTTATGCTCAAGCAGTTTCCCCAACTGCTAATGTTGATATAGAAGGTGGTTCAGCAGATCCTGAAATTATTATGAAAGAAAAATCATTATTAAGTATTGCAGATGATAATGTTGAACCAACTTTAGCTCCAAACTTTGGAAGAGAGAGTGCTATGCAAAAGTCATTTGGATTAACAAAATCCGAATTTGCTGACGTTTTTGACAATAGTTTGCTTAAATTTGCTGGAGCCTTTGAACTTAAAAATGAAATATCACATGACAATACACAAATATCTATAACTAATAAACTTGCACATGGTACACCGAGGAATTTAGTATAATGCCAGGATTAGAAAATTTAACATCAGTATTTAGTGACTTAAGCAAAAATGCTTTAGCTGATAATGAACCACTTGTAAGTCCTGATATAGGAAATCAATCTGGCTATAGAGATATAAGTAAAAATTATATGGAAAGGGTAACATCGGCAAATACATTGGTGGGTGATTATCATGGGGATGTTAATAGTTTTGGAAGATTTTCTCCAAATCCAATAATGGATTCGGTTTTTGCTAATAAATCTATTCAATTAACAACACATCAATCTTTAATAAAAGATGATGAACATACATTTGGTAGTAAAGGTAAACATGATAAGTTAATTCTAATAAATGAGATTGGAAAGGGGCAAATAGATAGTCCAATAGCTAGAGATGTATTAGATGGTGAATTTACTACTTTGGCTAGAAGAAGTATTGATGTTAGACATAAACCTAATATATTCGGAGAAACAGATTTAAAACTTTATGGCGAACATTCTGGGAAGATGATTGATCCTGATATTAGGAAAGTAGAAGTAAGTACTGAGTTAGGAAAGAACAACCGATTGGGTGAAGGTGATTTTGTTTTCGATACTCTTTATAATAGAAATCAAACAGCAAAAACTGATAGAATATTAATAGATACTGGCAGAACAACTGGGGATGGTAAAAAGGTTACTATAAATACTATGGCGTGGAGTATAGGTCAAGCGTGGAGTAATATGGATATAAGAAGTACTCCAGATGGTGTGAGAGGAAATGAACCTTATGTTGTTAACGATATAGGTTCGGTAGAACAAGGAACAATAAGATCAGGAGATAATAGAGATTTATTACCATTTAATCAGTCAAAAGAAGATTGGTCAAGATTATCTAAGTTTTATTTCGATACACCTATCGGCACTTCCTTTATGGTAAAAGAAAATGTTACAGGTGCTATGTTTTCATCTATGTTCACTATATCACCAACAAAAATTTGGGATGGTTATCCAGGAAAGATTGATTGGAGTCAACCAATAGCTGTTATTCAAAAATATATTCGTGATACATTTGCTGATCTGCTTGGAAGTTTAGTAAATACATCTAATGTTCGTTTATTGGCTACTAATATACATTTACCACCATTTCCAATGCCTGGTTGGGGTAATACTGGATTTTTAAATTTTCTTAATTCATCATTTCAAGGTTTAGGTGGTGGTAGTATAAGAAGACCTGGAACTATAGCATTTCAGTATAGTAATTTGGTTAAATCTGGATTTGAGGATCTTTCTAAAGTTTATCAATTGGGTGTATTTACTAATCTTATAGATGAATTAAATCCTCTTGCTGGTAAGAAGGTTAGAAAATTTAATCTACCAAAGAGGCAACCTGTAACGGTAAAAGAAGCTATTACGAATCGTAAAAATTTTACTGCTGTTAAAGATGCGGTTACTCAAAATCCAGCATTGCCATTCTTAAAATTAGTAGCAAATACTGCGGAAGTGAAACCTAAATGGTTAAATAAGGAAATCGACTTAATTTCAAATGATAAAATAGCTTCACAGAAACCAACTGGTAGAGAAGAGCTTGATATTGCTAGTAATGATTTTTATGTAAAGATTAAAGATTTACGAAATAATAAATTACTTTACTTTAGAGGTTATGTGACTGGTTTGACAGAAAATGTTAATCCAACATTCACATCAACTAATTACATTGGTAGAAGTGAGCCTGTATATCTTTATGAAAGAGCCGAAAGAGATTTAAGTTTTAATTTGAGGTTATATCCTAATAATAAAGATGAGTTGCTTGCTATGTATGAAAAAATAGAATATTTGACTAGTTTGGCTTATCCTGAATATATGGCAGAAGATAATAATAAAGCTATGATTAGAATGAAAGCTCCATTTACAGAACTGCATGTAGCACACATTGGAAGTAGAAACAAAGGTCAATTTGGATTTATAAAAACATTAACCTATACAGTTAGTGAAGCAGGTGATTGGGATGCTGATACTAATTTAGCTAAATTAATTGATGTGTCTATTAGTTATCAGATATTGAATCAAAAACCGCCAGGACTTAATAGGGATAAGTTCTATGGTGATAAAAAATTAGGTATATTTAGTGGAACGACACGAGCAAACACATAGAATAAAAATAAAAGATGAAAAACGCGTAGGTTTAGCGTTAACTACATCTTATTTGCCAGAAGTAGAAGAAGATAATTCGGATTTATTATTAATAGCTACTCAAGGAGATAGATGTGATATGTTAGCACAACAATATTATGAGGATTCTTCTTTGTGGTGGTTTATTGCAACTGTTAATAATTTAAAAGGTAATAACATAGAAGCTGGAACACAATTAAGAATACCTATATCTACAGAACAAGCAAAATTGAAGTAAAATGTCCGAAAATGTAGAGAAAAGAATATTTGGAGGAAATCCATCTCCTAGTATTTTAAAAAAGTTAAATTTATTACAAAAACAAACTGGATCTTTTTCTACGAAAAAAGATAAAGATTTTTTATCTTCTAGAGATCCAGTATTTGATGATTATCTTGGTGGAAAAACGCCATTTGCTAGAATGTGGACAGCAACTGCTATGGTTCCATCAGGTTCTCATATAACTGGTTCCGATACTGTTAAGGTTTTTCATTCGGTAAATGAAAATAGGAATTTTTCTTATAAAGAAACACTATCACCGTCTGAATCAGTAAACGGTAGTTACAGAGTACAAAATGAAAAAAATCCATATTTTAAACCTACTTCTGGAATAACTTCTATTTCTTCAAAATCTGAAGGGGCATTGGGTGCATTAAGAACAACTAGTGTTGAATTTGAGGTTCATAATAAGAGAGATTTTGAAACAATATTTTTGCCTTTCTTTTTGAGGCCTGGGGCTTTGATTTGTGTTGATTTTGGGTGGAGTTCTGGTAATTTTAAATTATATGATCCACAAGCAATAATAAAAGATAATATGACAATGGAATCTTTTGATATGAAGATTCAACAGAAAGTTAGAGATAATTTGGGTGACTTAGAAGTTGTTATTGGGATTGTTAGGAAGTATGATGCTAGTATAACGGAGTTAGGAAGTTTTAAATGTACAGTAGAAATAGTCTCTAGAAATTATTCATTATTAGATGCTGAGATTTCAGAAGAAAATTCTTTAAAATTTATTTTTGCTAATATGATTGATCAGGTTTTAATTAGGATTTTAACTACAAGGGCTGGATTTGAGGAAGAAAATCCATTAATGGAATTTCATAATCTTACTCAAAATCCATTTTCTCATCCTAATTTGAAAGAAGCTAATAAAAAGTTTTTTGATACTTTAATTGTGGCAAGGGAACAACAATGGGGAAAGTTAACTGCAAATGATTTAATAAGAGGTATTTATTATGCAGATGTAACAGATGAAAATGCGTATTTGTGGTTCGATTATTCATCTAATGTAGAAAATGAAGTAGGTGCAGAGGCAGAGGCTTTATATGTTTCATATGGTTTATTTGAAGATGTTTTTTTAAATAATTTTGTTAAAAGTGTTTGGACGGTGGATGATGAAGAGGGTGTGACATCAAAATCCGATGGTGAATCATTAACTTATGGTTTTGATTCTAGAAAATCTAAAATACAATGGAATGAAAATTTATATGAAATACAAAGGCAACCAAAATTTAAAAACGAGGGATTACATGTATTTATGATGCCAAAAGATTGGACAAAATCTTATAATTCGAAACATCTAACAAAAGAAGAACAAGAAAAAATTTATGCTAACGATTTCAATAATGGGTTGATGCCACTTAGAGAATTGTTTATAAAGACAGCTTTGATAAGTGAAGCTTTTCAGAAAAAACAAAATGTAAATGATGCATTGGAATATATTTGGGATAAAATAAGTGAAGAATCAAAGGGAGCATGGAAAATAAAAATGGCTAGCCCTAAAAAAGAATTAATTACAAAGCAGAATACATCAGGAGATGCATCCGAAGTGAGGTTAGTGGATATTCAGTCACAAATAGGTTTTTATGATATAAATCAATCAATTAAAGAACCAGTAGAACTTGTATTTGATTTAACTAGTGGAAATGGATTTGTAAAGAGTGCTGATATAAAATTTCAAACCCCAAAGGCAGGTATGGCTAGTATGATAGCAATAAGTAATATGTCTTATGATAAAGTTTTTTTTAAGGAGAGTGCTTATAAGAAATTAAGTTTGCTTAAACTATTAGATGATAAAAGTCAGGGAAAGAAAATATATTTTAAGAGTTTACCCGATATGGGAAATCCAGATCCTACTATAAAGGAATATCAAGTTATAGATGTTGATCTGACTGATTTTACCGGTAAAACAAAATCAGTTGATGGGGCGAAAGCAACGGATATATATAATAAAAAGATAGGGGGCGCCTTAGAAGCATATAATAAAGAAGTTGAAAGAATATTAAAGGATAAGGATGGAGATGGAGAGGTAGATGATAAAGAAAAAAATGCATATAGTACTGCAAAAGAAATATTTGAAGAAGATAAGATAGTACTTATTGCTAATTCTCCTTCTGAGTATTCTTTGGCACTGGCCGAGAAGGCTAATATGTCATCTTATAGATCAAATGATGTGTCTCCTATTTTACCAGTTGAGTTAGAATTAACAACTTATGGAAATAATTTGTTACATATTGGTGATGTATTTGATATTAATTATTTACCAGAACATTATAAAAATAAAGTTTATTTTCAAACTATGGGGATTGATCATAAAGTTAGTAGTGCTGGTTGGGAGACAACATATAATTCAATGATGAGACCTAATCCAGATGAATTGAGTAAAATTAGTGTAGATCCGGAAACTGTTATTATAAAAATGGGTGAACATTATTCCAAAAAACAACAAAGTAATCAACCTAAAGGGCTTTTGGATGGAATTAGTAGTACTACTAAAATGAATGATCATCGTGGGTTTGAAATTCTAACAAATTTCTATGATGTAAATAGTGAAGATGAATTGGGGCAATGGGATGATGGAAATCTTTTTCAAAGGTTTAATATACCCAAAAACGGTGCGGGTTTTGCATTAATCTATGCATATCAATTCACTTTATTATCGTCACAGTTTACAAAGTGGCCTCATGCACCATTACCTGCTGACTCAATGGGTGATGTGGATGCTTGGGGTGGGCGACGCGCGTATCGAAACCTTCCGCCAAAGTTCTTTATGGAATCTGTAAGGGGTATTATTGATGATATGGATGAAGCATTACCTCATGTAATAGGATCTTTGAATAAAAATGAACTGATTTTGTATAAAGAATTTGGTAGAATAATAGGAAAAAAATGGGATACTTTACTGGGTCTTCCTAAATGGGTAGGTGACGGAACTGATGGAGAGGGTGGATCTCCTGTTTTGGGTTTCAACTATGGTATTAATAAATGGTGGGATGAAACTCACTGGCCCCCTGCTGTTAAGAAGTATTTGGATGCTGATGATTATGAAGGTGTAAGAGTTCCTAGATTATTATTGGGGGTGAGTTTTAGTATGGCGAAAGGGATGGCCCCCTACTCCTCTAATAGTGATGATTTTATTGGTTCTGTTGAAAGTCCAAAAAGAATTTATTATACTATAACACCCAGACAAGGATGGAACACTTGGGGAATTACTGATTTTATTCTACCACAATCAGCTGTTGGATTTTCTTTAAATAAAGGAGTAACTCCACATAATTTTATAGATCGTATGTTAGATATTTATGAGATAATTGAACCCCCATTGACTGAAGCACTTAATACATATATGAGCGGTATTTTCCAATCCGGTAAAAATCTTTCAACTGGAGTTAAGAGGAGAAAATAGTTAAGTATATCTTGGTTTTTTTATGAAAAATGGTTATATTAGGATATGGGGATAACTGTAACAAAATACCCAAACTTTTCAAAATGTCATCCATTAAATAAACTCATCTTTATGTATGATGATAAAACTATATATGCGAATCATAGAGAGAGAATTATTGATGTTATAGATAAAGATAATATGTATCTTGGTTTTGACTATAGAACTTTTTTGCGACATAGAATAAAATTTGCTGATATGAATGTTTTTAATTATTGGCAACATAATGTACCAAAATATAAATTTGAATTTGATACCTTTTACTCTGAAAGTGATGATTTTCCATATTTCTATCCTTTACAAAAAATGGTTGAACAATCTAAGGAGATAAAATTTGATAAAGTTGATGGTATGATAAATTTAAAAGCTTTTGAAAAATTTCATGATGATTTTACTAAAGCTTTTTATGGAATTGAAAAGAATGGTATTAAGGTTGATAGGAAGAAGTTTATAAATACATTTAATTGTAAATCAGATATAATTCATAAAGATAGAGTGTATCAGAATTATAATTTTTTTACTATTACTTCAAGACCATCAAATGCTATAAATAACATTAATTATGCAGCTTTAACACCAACACAAAGACAATGTTTTATACCTGAGAATGATATATTTGTGGAATTTGATTTTGATGCTTATCATCCAAGATTAATAGCTGATATGATAGGATATAAATTTCCAAAGACACCAGTGCATGAGTATTTGTCAGATAAGTATGGTGTTGATGTAAAAGAGGGTAAGAATAAGACATTTCAATATCTATATGGTGGGATACCAAAAAAGGTTGCGGAAGAAGTTAAGTTTCTTGGAGATACAAAGGATACAATTGCTTATATGTGGGAAGGTTGGAATGCTAAAGGATTTGAAAAGACACATATTTATAAAAGGCCATTGAGAAGTGAAAATTTAACTGATATGAATCCACAAAAGTTATTTAATTACTATATTCAGTCTTATGAAACTGAAAGAAATGTTACTTTGTTAAAAGAATTACATAACTATTTATTAGATAAGGGGACTGAAATTGTCTTGTACAATTATGATAGTTTTTTATTTGATTATTCAAAAGAAGATGGGAAAGATATTTTATCGAAT